AGGACCCGCATTTCAATCAGTATTCGTAACAAATTACGATGAATTTAAAACGTTCTTCGGTGGCCTTAATGCTACCAAGTTCAAAGATACTGGCTACCCAAAGTACGAATTACCGTACATATCAAAATCATACCTATCACAATCAAATCAACTATTCGTAACTAGAATTCTTGGTTTTTCTGGATATGATGCTGGTGAAGCATGGGGTATAACATTAGACGCAGCTTTAGACCCTAGTACTGTTGTTACCTCTACAGGTACAACTTATACTGGATTCTCAACTGATTCGCTTATAACTTACTCAGCAACAACTGGTGGTACCTTAGTATATGAGAGTGCTGAACCAATTGTTCAAGCATTGATTGATGATGGCGCTCTGACTTCAGACCTATCATTCCTTTCAAACGCTTTATCTGGTACAACTACAAGTATAGATTGTACCTACGTTAAACTTGGTAACACTTTCAGTGGAGCTTCATTTAACTTATATGTAAGCGAGATTGTAACAGGTCTTAGTGGTGCGACAACAGGATATACTTCTGGTGTAACAACTACATGTACTGGTACATCATATACCGATGTGGACGATAAGATTGTAGCATTGCTACGTTCTAGAGGAGAGTACGGTGCAGAAGAAAACATTCAATTCGAAGTAACGGGTTCGACCTCAGCGGTTGACGATTATATTGAATTCGGTGCAACGCCAATTGATGCAGCAAGTGACCCATACGGTAACTTCGCACTATCAGGAAACGCGAGAACATTAGGAGCATTTAGCTACAACTGTTCATTTGACAAAACTAAGAGAAATTACCTACCTAAAGTATTGGGTAGAACAGAAAAAGATGGTAAGACTGCGGTATACGTAGAAGAACTTTACCAAAACATGATGGATAAGAATATTGAAGATGATAAGATTTACGGTATTAACCTTACACTTATTGACTATGCAACTGGATTACCACCATTTGATGACTACTTGGAAGAGTATCTTCCAGCGGTTTCTCCATACGTAGTTTCAGAACTTCGAGGAACTAACCTATTGAGATTGTTCAGACTTTGGACGATAGCTGATGGTGATTCTGCCAACCATCACGTTAAGATTTCTGTTACAAACATTAAGCCTGACGATAAAGAGTTCGATATTGAAGTTAGAAGCTTCTACGATACTGATGCTAACAAGGTTGTTCTTGAGAAGTACTCACGATTAGTGATGGACCCAACCTCAAACAACTACATAGCTAAGAGAATTGGTACCCTTGACGGGAACTTTGCCTCTAAGTCTAGTTACATATTGGTTGAAATGGATGACACTTCAGATACTAGCGATACGTTCCCAGCAGGGTTCATCGGGGTACCTCAAAGAGATTACCATGAAGTGGCAAACAGTGGGGTTACATTCCCAGACGTTTGTTACAAGCAAACTTACGGAACGTTCGAGAATAAGAGAAAAGCATACTTAGGTCTATCTAACATTGTTGGTATTGACCAAGACTTCTTCGACTACAAAGGACTTCCTAATGATTCAGACCTTTCAATGTGGACTGGTATCACTAAAGGATTCCACATGGATATTGACGCTACGGGCGCAACTATTGATGGTGTGGAGGTTGTTTACAACTCATCAGGTGATACTTACTCACCAGTATTCTTATTCGACACAGGTAATGCTGAGTTCAGAACAGATGCTGGGATAGCTGGAACTGACTATGATAAGATTTACGCACGTAAGTTCACGTTTGCACCTTACGGTGGATTTGATGGATGGGACGTTTATCGAGATAGAAGAACTAATAAAGATTTTTACCGAATCGATGGTACTAAAGGAGCTGAAGGTCTACTAAGTGGGTCATTCGCCAACAGAGCATTGACCAACGGTGATAACGGAATTACTTCCGACTACTACGCTTACTTAGAGGCTATTTGGACATTCAACAACCCAGAATCTGTTAACATTAATGTGTTTGCGACTCCAGGAATTGATGACTTCGAAAACACCAACTTGGTTGAAGAGACCATTGAGATGATTGAACAAGATAGAGCCGATTCACTATACATTGTTACAACACCAGACGTTGACGTTTCTGGAATCGTGTTGACAGCAGAAGAAGTGGTGGAATCATTGGAGGACCAGTTCGACAGTAGTTATACTGCAACTTACTTCCCATGGGTTCAAGTCAATGACGCTGAAAACAACGTTTACATTTACTTACCAGTAACTAGAGACGTAGTAAGAAACATCGCCTTAACCGATAACATCGCATTCCCTTGGTATGCAGTTGCAGGTATTCAAAGAGGTAATGTTGACGCAATCAAGGCTAGAGCTAAACTGACACTACAAGACAGAGACACTTTATACGCTGGAAGAGTTAACCCAGTTACTACCTTCGCATCTGACGGTATTAAGATTTGGGGTAACAAGACTCTTCAAGTTAAAGAATCTGCACTTGATAGAATTAATGTTAGAAGATTGTTACTACAAGCAAGAAAACTTATTTCTGCGGTATCTATTAGATTGTTATTCGAGCAAAACGATGACATCGTTAGAAACCAATTCCTTGGCCTAGTTAATCCTATTTTGGATAACATCAGGTCTGAGAGAGGACTTTCTGATTTCCGAGTTGAACTAGATGATACTCCAGAATCAAGAGACAGAAACGAGCTTTGTGGACGAATCTTCATCAAGCCAACGAGAGCTTTAGAGTTTATCTGTGTAGAATTCAACATTATGAACACTGGAGCATCTTTCGATGACATTTAATCGAGACTAAATTCAAATTAGTAAAAGCGGTACTTCGGTGCCGCTTTTCTTTTTATACGCTATTTACTAATAAGAAAAGACAAAAATGAGAAGAAGAGATAAAGCAATTAATATTGAGAAGGCTAATATATTGGCCGAACAACGTTATCTTGAGACAAAAGGTATACTTACTGAAGCTGCTGGACAAGACAACGAATTAAAAGAGTTGGGTGGGATGTTACAAAAAGAACTTACTGGTGCTGGATTGGATGTTCGGTATCAAGATTTCTCATCTGGGGCACTTGGTTCTAATGATTTGAATGACCAACAGGTATTAACCTATATTGATGAAAGTGGACTACTTAAAGTAGCTATCCCAGCAAAGCTTGGTGGGGAAACCGCTAAAAAGGTTCAATCCGCATACAATAATATTGCTGGTAGAATGAAAAATGGAAGTGGGATAGACTTTGAAGCCAAGTACGGTAAAATGAAGGTTGGGGAGATGCCAGCTTACTCTATGTTGGTTAGATTAAAACCACAAGAACAGGCTGAACAACCACAACAAACTGCACCTCCAGCTAGACCACCAGTATCACAGTAATGAAACGAAAAGTAATTATACGAGAGAGTCAACTGAAGAACTTGGTGGATTATATCAAATCTAGGGTACTCAAAGAGGACGCACAAGACGTTTTAATGGGGTCTGCGGTGCTTTTAGGAGTAAAGCTTAGCGGTTTCAACGAAAAGATTGCAAAAGACGCTCTATCGTCTCCTAAAGTGCTTAACATGATTAAGACTAAATTAGAGTCTTCTGATATTAATGACATCGTTACTGGTTTAGAAGGGATGGGGATGAAAGATGTGATGGGTAAACTAGAGAATGATAGGTATGAAATCCAAAAACGATTTGATGATATCGCCTTTGAAATCGATGGTGTAAAGGGCGGATTAGTCCTAAATGTTGGCGACAATTAATTCGTAACGTATTGTACCACAATCATATATTCTATAAATACCTCTTTCTAACATTATCTGATGTTCGGTTTTGTTTTCGGTATCATACCCATGTTTTGCTAAGGTATGTTTTCTAAATCCAAACCTATGTTTCCGATTTTTACCGATAATATACCAATAATTTGGTTTATTAGCGGTACTAGCATCAAACCTCAAATTATCATATAATTGACCTTGACTCCATCGCCTATCAGCGTAGCTTATTATTTTGTTAGGTTTGTAATTCGATATGAAATGTTTCAATAATTTACTAGCACCACCTATAACGCTGGTATCTAATAGGTTACAAAACCTACTAAGTTCATAATAATCACCAGCTTTACCTATACCTAATCTGGGCTTGGTGAATGTCATAATGCTAACCAATAGATTATTATTATATAACCCCATATTGACACTAGACCCAACAGTTCCTTGTATGTGATTTATATTTAAGAATTCTGTTTTATCTTTAGTTGACACTTCACGCACTTCACAATTCCTACCATAAATCCTACTATCGGTTAACCCTAATATATTTTTAAGTCTAGATTTAACTATTTCCTCCTTATTTAGCCACTCATCTTCAAATATATGTATTAATCGAATGTCCTGACTTTTACATGCTTCAGTTTTCTTCAAATGATAATCCTTTGATTTGAATTCCTCTGAGTGCCAATACAAGCCGTCAAATTCAATGGCCAATTTATGTGACGAGATATAAATATCTAACTCTAGGGGAGGTATAATATTTCTTGACGAGGTAATCGTTGATAAGCCAATAGATTTTAGATAATCGTTCAACTCAATCTCAATATTAGATACTGATGAAGTACATTTGGAACAACCATGACCATCTAAGTGGTCATACGTCACTTGTTTAAATTCGCCATGTGTCGGACACGTAATATTTAATTTATCATGAGTATTACGATAATTAATACCACTATACTTGTATTTATGCTCGTGTTTTCTATTTGCTATGTCTACAACATCAGTTATCGATAACGTTAATTTATTTCCAGCTAAGGAACGCCCACATAGAGGACACCCTTTACCCCTTAAGTGATTATAAGCCAATTGTTCAAAATCACCATGCGTTGGGCATGTAATGGTGACCATATCGGTATTCGTTACATATATTGTCTTCGAATAGTCGTATTTATTGTCATGTATTAAATTACATTTAGTAATATAATTATCAGTATTCGAATTATGTCTACTTGCCCTAGTTTTTATACCACATGTTGGGCAGCCTTGTCCCAACATATGGTTTGTCGGTAATTGTTTAAAATCCCCATGCTCATTACATATGACTACAACTTTAGTTGAACTATTAGCGTATGTAACCTTTGAGTAGTCATACTTATCACCATGTATTGACCTACACTTAACGATAAAACTATCGGTACTATATTTTGGGGACCGTTTACATAGATTACAACCACGTTTCCCCCTCAAATGTTCGGCTGGTGCCTGTGAGAACTCATTATCATGCTCAACACATCGTATAACTATTTTCGTAGTACTATTAACGTAGTTGATTTTTGAATAATCATACTTATCACCATATTTCAAATCACATTTAGTAAGGAAGGTCATTAATTTATTCACTATAATACTTTTTTTTCTACTTATACCATATTTATATACAAAGATACTAATAAATATATAAAAAACAAGAAAATGGCTGATTTATTGATGAAAATGCCCGTACCGTACGAGCCAAAGAAAAAGAACCGATGGATGCTTAGATTTCCATCAGAATTGGGAATCCAAGAGTGGTGGTTAGCGTCATCATCTAGACCATCAATTACACAGAACGAAGTTGAAATTCCATTCTTGAACACATCAACATGGGTTATTGGTCGTTTTGTTTGGGAGTCTATCGATGTTACATTTAGAGATGCTATCGGACCTTCTTCCGCGCAAGCGATTATGGAATGGGTTCGATTACAATCTGAATCTGTTACAGGAAGACAAGGTTACGCTGCTGGATACAAGAAAGATATCGAACTAGAAATGCTTGACCCAACAGGAGTTGTCATTGAAAAGTGGGTACTTCAAGGTACAATGCTTACTAACGTTAACTTCGGTGACCTTAGTATGGATGACGATGCGATAGCTGATATTACTACAACACTCCGATTCGACAGAGCTATATTATTGTTTTGATTTTCAAATAGTAGAACTGTTCTACCAAAAACTAACTTTCCTTGACTTTACGGATACTTATAAGTATACTTGTAGAGTTAAGGATTTTTTTTTATGGGAAATATTAAGTGTAAGGAGTGTGATAATACATTCAAAAGTGTTGATTCTGTCAGAAGACATAGAGTCCAAAAACACGGCATATCTGCCGAACAGACATACGTTGATTATATGTTAAATGGTAAGTACCCAACCTGTAAATGTGGTTGTGGTGAGAAACCTAATTTTTTATCCATCAGTAAGGGTTATGTTGATTATATACGAGGTCATGCAGCCAGAGTTAATAATAATTGGGGTCATAACCCAGAAGCAATCCGAAAATCTCATGAAACTCAGAAGAAGATGCATACGTCAGGTGAATTGACGATGTGGAATAAAGGGTTAGATATCTCAGACCCTAGGGTTAAGAATAACGTTGATAAAATATTATCCAATCCTGATAGGGGTAATAATATCTCCAAAGCGTTAAGTGGTGTTGAGAAATCGGATGAACATAAGCTAGCCATATCAATAGCTGCTACCGAACGATGGTCAGACCCAAAGGAACGAGAAAAGCAGCGATATAGGCGATTAGAATATTTCACTAACAAAATGTTTAACGAAAAGTCTAAATTAGAAGTTAAATTTGAGGGGTTATTAATCGACTTAGGCGTAGAATTTGATTCCCAATATTCAGTTAAAGGTTATCTATATGACATCTATGTGCCACATAAAAAATTATTAATAGAGGTGGATGGTGATTGGTACCATTTCAATGAGTCCGTACATAAAAAACCATTATCACCAATTCAAATAAATAACCTTAAAAATGATGAACGTAAGAACGCTATAGCGGAAAAAGAGGGTTATACGTTAATTAGGTTCTGGGAAAATGATATTAACAACAATACCAATAACGTAATTAACATACTTAAAGGTTTAATGAAATGAAATGTTGCACTAAATGTAAGGAAACTTTTGAATTATCTTACTTCGGTAAATCAAAACACAATACGGATGGGTTGTATCATTGGTGTAAAGGTTGTGTTAAAGCTGATAATAAAAAAAGACGTAATGTGGCGGATAAAGGTTTAATTTGGAAGCAGAGTTTATACGATAATAATGAGAAGTATTGTAGTGTATGTTCCAGTATAAAGAAATTTTCAGAATTTCATAAACACAAACACTCAGTTTCAGGTTTTAGTTCCATGTGTAAGATTTGTAAACGAAAAAGTGACGCAAATTATAGACAAAAATTAAAAGATGATGGGGTTTATAAAGAACGAAGGCGAAAACAATATCTAGATAATATTGACCAGTACCGTGAATATGGGTTAAAATACAATAAAAATGGTAGGGACTATAAACGTGAATACCAAAGAGTTCTAAAACTTAGAGATAAAAATCCGCTAGCTAAATTAAAAAATGCGTTAAGGAATAGGATATTAATAGCGATTAAGTATCATGGGTATAGGAAAAACTTAAGAACCGAAGAAATCTTAGGAGCTAAGTGGGGTATTGTAAAGTCACATATAGAGACTCAATTCACCGATGGTATGTCTTGGGGTAATCATGGTGAGTGGCATATAGACCATATTATATCACTTAAAACTGCAACTACGAAATCTGAGATGATTGAGCTTAACCACTATACCAATTTACAACCTTTATGGGCAACGACTAGAGAGATTAACGGTACTCTATATGAAGGTAATCTTAATAAGGGATAAGGGTTAGATAATTAAACTATAGACAATCCTTTACTTAATTATACGCATTACGTATACTTAGGTGAAGGATTTTTTTATGGGTAAACCGTAGGTTTTAACCGAAAAATGAGTTCACACTATTTATTACTATAGAATTACAACCATAAAAGTAACACACTATGAGCAAATTTGTACAACTAAGCAAAACTGAAATCTACGAGAATTTCGATGTGCCATATATCAGACAACTGATTGAATATACCGATAATCAATACCCAATTAGACTTAAAACGACAATTCATAAAGCATTGTTCGAAGAGGTAGAAACACAAGAAGTGGTTCAACCAGAAAACAAAAAGCAAATGTCTAAAGAACAAGAGATGGTGAACATCCCAAAAGACTTGTACGAGCAAATGCTAAAGTATATGAAGAGTCAAGAATAACGAATAAATAAAGTTTTAACAATGGCAACAGAAAAAAGACCAAATGTGCTTCCTCAAAATTTGGGGAAACCAAAAGTAGAAGAACCTACAACACACGGGTCTGGTGTTTCAACTGCGGAAATGGAGTCAGCTCAAGCAATGCTTGAGGCTACTCGTAAGCAGATGGAAGAAATGAATACCCAACCAGAACAATTACAAGCAGCTCAATTAGAGGCTGTACCATCAGAAATACCATTATCGCCATTGGCTGGAACCAACTATGCTCCAGACTTAAGCGCAAGATATGGTGACATGATGACCCCTAAATGGGATTCACCTTATGACTTAATTCCTTTACCATCTAAAGGTAAACTATATCAAGGCGTAAAAGATAAGGTTATGGTTTCATATATGACGGGTTCTGATGAGAACATCCTAACATCTCCAAATCTAATAGAAAGTGGGGATTTCTTAGAGATTCTAATGAGTCGGAACCTTCTAGAGAAGAATTTAAAATATAACGACCTACATTTAGGTGATAGAAACGCTATCATGATTTGGTTAAGAGGGACGGCATTCGGAAATATGTACCCAGTATCTGTTTACAGTAAAACTGGTGAGATAGTAGAAGACGTTGTTAACCTTTCTGAGTTGAAGTATATTCCTCTTGGAGCTGAACCAGACGAACAAGGTCAATTTGACTTTACATGTCCTAAAAGTAATGACAAACTTAAGTTTACTTTCCTAACTGTCGGTGATGAAAATTATATCGAAGATAAACTAGTAAAGAAACAAGAAGCAGGTGTTGAGATTAATAATCGCTCAACGTACACCCTAACGAGACAAATAGAATCTGTTAACGGTAATTCCGATTCAGAATATTTGACTAACTATATCAAGAACATGAGACTAACCGACATCAAGGCGTTTAGAAATTATGTGGATGAAATCGAATCAGGTATAGACTTAAAAATCGAAGTGAAGACGGCTGGGGGTGCAACCGTCAGCACGTTTCTTCCCCTTAACCTCAAGTTTTTTTGGCCTGACATCTGAATACCAGAAGTGGTTCGAGGAGGAAGTTTTCATGTGTGTTAAACACATAGGATTTACTTATCAAGATGTGTTGTCTATGCGTACTAGCACTAGACGACATCAACTGACTTTACTCATAAACGAACAGACAGCTAAGAGGGAGCATATTGAAGATGAGCAGCACAAACATTCTAATTCTAGCAAGAGGGGCGAGAGGACCTCAAAAGTGGGTGGGGATATGTTAAAAGCTGAACTTAAAAACCCTAATTCTAAATTAGGTAATATGATTCGCGGACAAAACTAAATGTTTTACCTTCTCTCGATATTTATAGTTATACTCTACTAATATGAGAATCAAAATAACCGAACATCAATTTAATAGAATACTGTTGGAGGACTCGTCTGAGGGTATATTCTATGACCTTAACGATGGTGATAATATTGCCTTTGTTAGTGGTGGTGATAACCTATCATTTAAAGTGATAGACCAAACCGATAATGCAATATGGATGACCAGCAATGATAAGGGGTCGGTCCATACTTCTTTCACATATCTATTAGCCAAAAGTGAGAAACTAGACGATAATAATATAACATTATTCAGGTACCAACCAAGTAAGGGGGAATCACAAGAGGATAAGAAACAATTTACGTTCAACACCGTAACTAAGGTAGACGTATACGATTATAGGGGTAAACTTAAAGACAGTTACACCGTTGGTGGTGAGGAGGACGATGGTGAAGATAATGTTGGCTATAATCTAGTTGATGTCCTTGCAGAATTCTCTAGTATGAAAGTGGACGATAGGTACTTTTTCGAATTAGATAATGGGACCAATGTACTATTCAAGGTATTAGATAAATCTAATGCTGAAGCAAAGCTTAAGTTAGTCTCTGTAAATGGTTCAGACAAAGCCACTTATGAGCCTTTAAAAGGTCAAACATTTACATTAAGATTTGATGCAGATAGTTTAGCCGCTTCTGAATCAACACCTAAAGGTATTGATGTAGTATTTACCGATGAGTCTGGTAATCCTTTAAAATTGTCCGACATTAAGGATTGGGGAGATTATTACTCTACAATACAAGATGTTAATCCAGATAGCGATACTGGCGAATTATCAGATACAATGTCTAAGGATGAAATCCTAAACACTATTATGTCTAATCCAGTGCTTAGAGACACGTTCTATAAGCAACCAAAGCTTATGGGATTCATAAATTCTGGCGAACCAGTTGGTATTGCCACAGCTAATCAAATATTAGCTAAGTTCAAGTCACAGTCTACAAATGGTGAGGAGGATAAATCAACCAATAATGCGAACTTCAAGAATTTCAAGAATGGTAAAAAGGTAAGTTTCCGACTGATGAGTGATGTTATGTTCTCATTCGGAAATGGTGCCGATAGTATTAAATTAGAGGCTGGTAATTCATATCAAGGAAAGGTGTTTAAAGATGAGAAAAATACATATCTAAAGAGTGATGAGGGTAGTAAAAAGTGGTCGATAATGTTGAAATCATCGGTTGGTAATCACAAATATGATGCTAATATTAAAGCCTATGTTAAGGGTAAATACGGTAAACTAGATGAGCAAAATAAGAATATCCAGATAAGAGTAACTAATTATAATGGATAAGTATAGTAAAGAAGAGTTAAGGGAGATTGGTCGGCTTGTCAAGGACAATGCTGAGAACACCGCTAAGATGGAGAAGAGTATCCAAGGATACGTTCAAGGCATCAAGGCGATTGGTCAAGAACAAGCTCGTATAAAACACTTAAAAGAACAAGAGGTTAAGCTGAGTGAGGAGATAAACACTCTTTCGGCCCAGCGTAAGAAATTATTGGATGAGGAGCACGGTTTAGAGGGCACTGCGTTAACTGCGGCAACCAAAAGACGTAGCATACTCGAAAACCAACTATCGACAGCACAAGCATTGGCTGCGGCTAATGCGGCTAACTTAGTTACGGCTAAGGCAACTTTAGCAACACAAACACAATTAGCCAATCAAGCTAACGGTATGACACTCGCCTATAACCAAATGGGCGATACGTGGAATAGGCTTCCAGGATTAGCTAAGAAATTCTATGGTTGGATTAAAGGGTTTGAAGCCCTTGAGATGTCTAAGGAGATTAAGAAGGCCGAGCTTTCTATGGGTATCCTTTCGAACCAATCTAAGTTCTTCGGAAAGACTATGATGAACGCTTCACAAACTACCCAACAACTCGGTGTTAGTGTTAGCGACTTAGCAATAGCTCAAAGAGGATATGCTGATGAAATTGGTCGTGGGGTAATTCTAAGTGAGAGTGAACTCCAAGCAATGGCCGAAATTGGTAAAGGTACTATGCTTGGTATGGAAGGTGCTGTTGGTATGGCTGCCGCAATGGAAAACTTCGGTCTAAATGCCACGGCAGCAAGAGATGGAGTTCAAGAAACTGTTGATATAGCTCACAAGATGGGCGTCAACGCAAACAGTGCAATTAAAGAATTAGGTAAGACACTCAAACTAGCTCAACGCTACCACTTTAAGGGTGGAGTTAAGGGTATGGCATCTATGGCTAATTATGCCGCTATGATGAAGATGGACATGGAAGGTGTGGCTGGCATGGCCGATAAAGCTTTTAGACCTGAAGGTGCTGTTGAAATGGCTGCTCGTTTAGCTACTATGGGTGGGGATTTTGCAAAAATAGGAGACCCGTTCACTTTAATGTTCAAGGCTAGAAATGATTTTGAAGGTTTTGCCAAAGATGTTGGTGATGCCACGGCTGAGTTTGCACAATTCAATAAGAAGACAGGTGAATTTGATATTACTGGACTTCAATTGGATAGAATTAAAGAGATTGGTGAGATTACAGGTATAGGTGCCGAGAATATGGCTGAAATGGCCAAACAATCGGCTAAGTTTAATATGCTAAAATCTCAAGTAAACTTCGCTGTCGCTGACGAGGATAGGGAGATGATAGCGCATATGGCAAATTTCGATAAAGATTCTGGTCAATGGATGGTACAATTCGATGGTAAGAAACAACTATTGAGTGATATGAATAAAGCTGATTTGGAAACCTATAGAAGAGAACAAAAATCACTTAAAGAAAGAGCCGAACAAGCACAAACCTTTGACGAGGCATATACTAATCTAACAATGCAATTCAAGACGATGGCACTACCATTCATTGAGTCGTTGAATACTGGATTGGTACAGCCCATGATTAAGTTCCAAGAACAGATGAAAGGTTCTGAATTTTTGGAGAATGTTAGAAATCTAGGAGCTAGTTTAGGTAAATTCGTTGGTGCTGTTGGTGGGTTTATATTGGAATTCCCTAAATTATCATTAGCTATAGCTGCTGGTGGAACCATTTTCTTCAATCTTGGTAAATGGTATGCTAACGGTAAGATGCTAGGCATGGGATTCAATTCGGTAGCTAACGCTGGAGGTGGTAGTATGATGGACATGCTTCCAGGTGGTAAAAGTATGAGAGTGGGCGGCAAGATGATGAGGGGTGGTAAGATGTTGAAGGGTGCTAGTACAATGATAAAGGGTGCTGGTAAGTTTGCAGCTCCATTAGCTGTCGCTGGTATGGGTATGGACGCTTACAGTAACTCCCAAGATGATAGTTTAAGTGGAGGTCAGGCATTTGCTAAGACTTTAGACCAAAACAAATTAGCTATTTTAGGTGGAATCATAGGTGCATTGGGAGGACCAGCAGGTGTCGCAGCAGGTATTGGTCTTGGTGGAATGGCTGATATGGCATTGAATGGTGTTGCTGGTGATGATGCATTAATTGGACATCATACTGGTGACTATAACATGAATGATGGTATCATTAAATTCAATCCTCAAGATAAATTCTTGAAGATGAATGATGGGTTGGTTGCCTCTACTGATAAAGGTAAAATTGATGATATTGCTAAAACTTCCAAAAGTGGTGGTTCTGGTGGTAAAATTACCTTTGGTGACTTGAAGATTAAAGGTACTATTAAGATTGATATGCCTGATGGTAAAGATATGTCTGTAGATTTGACTAAAGACCCATTCTTTATTAGAGAAATCACCAAACTAATTCAGGAACAATTGAGGACAGATATTGGTGGTGGTAAGTTGAATCCTAATCCTATGTAAGTCAGTCAATTGAGATTTATTTTCTCTCAAGACTTGACATTGTCAAATAAATTGTGTTTCTTTGCATTGTCTTTTGGGGGACAACAGGGGGTAAGATTACCCGAAGGGCAGACAAGCCTACGGCAATATCTTATATAAAGATAAATATATAAAGAATATATATATATAGTACTACGTAGTACTTATATATAGATATATATATTATATATATGTAAATTATTCTGGCTGATTTTCGAATCTAAGTCCTTTACTTCCGACAAATTTTGGTTACCGTTAGTATTTATATACAAACCTATGAGTTGTTATGGATATTAATTCACTATCACCAAGTATAAGACAAGCCTTACTAAGTAGAAATATCGTTTCAGATACTGTTTCTGAAAATGGATTATCTGCATTGCTTTACGGAATATCCAATTTCGTATCAATTGGTGAGGTAACACAAAGTGTTCAAGCTTCTCCAAACCTAGAGGAAATAGGTGAGCTGTACGAAGACCTATTAATCATCAACAATAAGTACCAAGGTTCTTTGGATGAGAGGATGAGAATCTCAATAATAAGTTCAAGTAATAATGGGATTGAATCAACGGGAGAGAAGTACGGACCATTGGATGCAAATCTACTAGAGGATAGTAGCTTCACCAATGATTTGAATACTCTTAGAAATAAGTATAAGAATAGTCTAGGTACCAACCAAGTAATCGACATTGGGTACTACCAACCATTAGATTCCAACATAGTACCTCAGCCATACTCACAAGATGATACTGATAAGAATCTAGAGGCATCTGAAGAATATCGAAAGAACCTAACGGTGAAATCTAAATATTTAGACTTTGATGCTCAAATACTTAAAGACATTGTTACTAGTTCTGTGGTCACAGATAAGAATTACTCCAACTACCTTGAGGAAACTAATGGGATTGCTGGGGGTGGAGTAGTAAGGACTGCTTCAAGTGTGATTGATGGGATATTAGGTGGGGTTCTACCTAGTAATAATCAGATAGGTTCACCAAATCCATATTTTGAGATTGAGGGTATCCTAGCTAGTAGAAACGTAGACTCCAATGAGACCCCTTTAGGTTTGATAGGGGCAAATCAATTAGCGTTTGCAATACAAGCCAATGTAGGGGCAAATCTATACGAAGAGACTATTGGTAATATCAATACCAATCCACTAAGTGTTATGATGGGTAATGATATTATTGTACAGAATTACTCAATCACTGTCGGTAAAGGTGGTGGAGGTGCATTTTTGAATTACGCTGAGAAGATATTAGGGGTTGAAAGTCCTGTTAGTTTATTGGCTAATGATTCTTCAATCTTCCAAAGTGAAAACCCTGTTGGGAATATCGAACGAGGTAATAATCAAATTGAAAATACTGGTAGAGGACAGGTCTTGAGTCTGTTCGCTAATTTACAAGCTAGTTTACGTAGTAGTAACGCTACAAAGAGTGGATATGCTCCAGGATTTGTGGGTGATAAAGACCCTAATGGAGGTATAAATCCTAATATTTATGCCTTCGCCAATAATACAGGTGGAGTTATCGATATGTTACACGGCACGGATAATAACCCTATGTCGCAAAGTAATTACCGTTTGGAGAGTATGGTCACGGGTTCTGGTTTTAGGGGGTTAGGCGACCTTAAAAGTACCTTAGATTCAGTAGATGGAGGTGGTACTGGGGTAGATTTTGCGTGGGACGACCCCAAACAGGCTGTTGTCACCAAGAATGCTAACTTCAAGAAGAAGAGTATTTTAGCTAAGACCCAAGCGTTATTCAATGACTCCAATAAGATGATTAATCTTATGACCACCAAATATGAGAATGTTGTCCTTAAGAATGGTGAGACTGGTTATAAGTCAAAGGGTAGTGCTATTAAGAAATTCAATGGCAATGAAATAGAAACGGACCCACAGAAGATGTTTTCAAGAGCTTGGACAACTTTTGACCGATACGATGGAGTGGATAAACTGCAAAAGCATTCTGGGTTGGATAATAACGCAGGTGTGAACCAACGGGGTAATCTAGTTGGTTCAGTATTAGACGATAACGGATTTGTTAGAGTTGCACCATTTGAGGGTGATGATTCTTCGTATTCCAATCAGGCCGATAGTAAAGTTCGAAACCATATGTTCTCAATCGAGAACTTAGCGTGGGCTGATGACCTAACTAAACTAATTCCTAGTGAGGTCGGTCCAGGAGATATCACCAACGGTAAACGTGGTAGAATTATGTGGTTTCCGCCATATGATATGAACTTTGTTGATAATACCAATGTGAATTGGGAGAAGACTGATTTCATTGGTAGAGGTGAGCCGATATATACGTACAATAACACGGAGAGAACTGGTAATCTACAATTCAAGATAATAATCGACCACCCAGCGTACTTGAATAGTCTTAAGGGTGAGAGTGATGATTTAATTAACTCATTCTTTGCAGGTGCTAAAGATTTAGACCCAAGAGTTTCTGGTAACCTAAGTCCAGACGAATTGAATACTATGGAATTGGCTAATAATTCTATAATTGATGAGGTAAATAACACCCCACAAACACCGCCATCAGATTTCAGTGTGTATTACCCATACGACAAAGCGTTTACTGTGTCAGAATTAATTTCTTCTGGTTATGAGAATGGGTTAGACTCCAATGGTGACCCGATGGGGATTAATAACCCTACGGGAGAAGGAGAGGGTATTGTGTTTTATGACTCAGATAATGGTGTTACAATAAATGATGATACCAACTACGGTTATAATGATGGGATTACTTCTGATTTAACCACTGAATTACAGTCAGCTTTAAGTGGCGAATGCCGAGCATGTAAAGTAACGATTACGGTTTATGGTAATAACTTAGAGACCAGTGCAATGAAAGATGCTAGAATACAATCCGTATTCGGTTGGTTCAATGATGAAATATTAGACCCTAACGACCCAATTAAGGCTAAACGTTTGGTTAGTGGTGGTGATGGTGGAAGTTTAGGTCCTTTATTGACAGCCGCGATACCTAGTAATTTTCCTCAAGACCCAGATGTTTTGATGAATGGAGCATTGAAGATTGGAAGAAAGGTCACGATTAAATTTGAGTGGGATAGTAAGTTGGCAGAAGAATTAAATCCAAATAAGAAGATTCCAGTTACAGATGAAGCTGAAATTGGGTTTACTGATAGGCTTAAGGCTAGATTCTACAATGAGATAGGGTTCTTCCAAAAGCTACAAGAGGATGATAAAGTCGTGTACGACAGCTTATCTCAGAAGATTCATTTCTTCCACCCAAGTTTCCATTCTATCACACCAGAAGGATTCAATTCAAGATTAACTTTCTTACAACAATATACCAGACAAGGACCGACACATTTCACTGAGTCAGAATCCTTCCAGAATGATTTATCTAAACCAGGTAATCTAGCATTTGGTAGACCACCAGTTTGTATTTTACGAATCGGTGACTTCTATCATACGAAGATAGTAATCGATACGGTTAACTTCAGCTACGAACCATTGGTTTGGGACCTAAACCCAGAGGGTGTAGGTGTACAACCAATGATATGTACAGTAGATTTGAACTTCAGCTTTATTGGTGGGTCTAGTTTACAAGGTCCGATTAACAGGTTGCAGAATGCGGTTAGTTTTAACTACTTCGCCAATACTCAGATATATGACCCAAGGGCTGATAGTATTAAGTTATCTAACGACCCAGCACATAGACTTGTTGATGGTATATTTCCGACTACTAAATTCCCACCTGATAATGGTAATACAAGTGCTCCAGATACCAATCAAACAGGTGTCGCTGCACAAGTGGATGGTAGTAATCCGACAGCAGGTGGAGGTGCAACGACACCGCCAGCTACGTCAAATAGTGCTACCACTTCAGATATTGATATTATCAAGAATGCTACATTACAATTACAATCCGATACAGAGGGTAAGATTCAACTTACATTAGGTACGAATATGACCTCATTGAGTCAAGATTATAACGGTAAATTGCAGATGAATAATCGTTTTTATTGGGTGGATGTTACCACAGGAACTATTGGTAATGCAGATGATGTGGCTAGATTTACAAGTAATGTTACGTGGAGGTTACCATTAAAGAATGCGACATCGATTGGTTTCCCTAAAATTAATTTCAGGTTGAATATAACTGGTGGAAGTGTGAATGAGGTTAAGACTACATCTAGTGAAGTGGCACAATATAATTGTGCTAATATGGATGTGGTGCGAGGTGACTTAATCACCCCAGAGAATAACGTAATACTGGTACAATCAGTAGATAATAATGAATGTAACGAGTAATGGCTGAATATTTCGATAGGTACAAAGAGTTTAGAACTAATGGAAGTGTTAAGCCCATTCCTGGACTTTTACTATCCGTACAGAGTAGTGATAAGCAAGTAGTATACAAAGTTGGTGAGACAAGACTTGACATATTGAGTCAAAGGTATTATAATAATCCATACCATGGCTTCTTAATCATGCTAGCTAATCCCCAATATGGAGGATTGGAGTTTGATATTAAAGACCGTGATGTTATAAGAATACCATTTCCACTCAACAATGCGATTGAGAGATATGTTAATGCAGTAGAAGAATACAAGAGATTATATGGCGAGTAAGGAGAACCTTCCCGATAGTAGAGGAAGGTTATTATATATAGACCCAAACCCTGAAGGTCAAGAATTTATTGACCCAGAGGACCTATCAATCTTAGTTGAATTAAGTACTGATAGAAAATCTAGGTCCACTATTTCTAGTGGTGGCAACATCACCAGTAGTGGTGGTGATAGCGGTAGTGTGTCATTCTTGGAAGGAAGTCCGACTGGTAGTGGTGGAAAACGCTCTCTAACGACAAGTTACATCGAAATTGGTACAACCTTTAGCAAACCTAGCGATGATAGCTTAGAAGGCTTCGGAATGACCGACATCGACATCCAGTTCAACACTTCATATGCCCCATTGGTTAAAATTAAGTTTGTTGATATTCGTGGTGGCGCATTAACCAGAGGTAATGAATCAAAATATGGGGTGTTCTTCGAACTTCCGTATCCGATATTCAGATTGAAGGTTAAAGGTTACTACGGTAAGACTGTGTTGTATTGTCTACACATGACCAAGTGGAATGCAGAATTCAATACGAAGACTGGTAATTTTGAAATCGAGGCAGAATTCATAGGGTATACATACGCTATGTTGACTGATATACTTATGGGGTATCTTAAAGCGGTACCCTACACCGAGCTAGGTGCTCAAGAATTCGCGACACTGAAAGCAGAATTCGAAACAACATCGAGTAGTGGGACTACAAGTCCGATTATTACCATCGATGAAATGCTTGCCAGTATATCAACACTTAACGAAAATATTGATAAGTTCAAGCAGAGTGACCCGACATATAAAAAATTATTAGATATCAATAAGGCTAATAATATTATTGGTGAGATTAAACAAATCATTGGTAGGTTCTTCAGTCAGACCCAAGTATCTAATGCTAAGATTCTATCTGGTGACGGAGAAAAGTGGACGGCTGTTCAAAATGATGATGATAATAAAACAGATAGCTTTGTTAAATCATATACCGAAGAGGTGGATAAGAAAGTAGACGAACTTAAGAAAGTAGTTAAGTCGACTAATATTGCGAAGAATAAGTTCCACGTAATAACAACTGGTCCTATGAACAGATTGGACCCTATGGAAGACTTCAAGAATAATGATAAGTATGAAACAAGTGGCCGTAAGGGTGGTGATATAACCCATACAAATAATATGGCTAAGGACTTAAAGAGTGGGGTGCCAAATGATGAATTGAAGTTCAAGGTTTATGATTTATTCAAAGCGGCCACGGAGATTAATAGTATACTAGACAAGAACCGAGAGCTTGAAGCACAAGCTAAGGCGGATTTATCTGTTAAACTGAGAGATGTGGCCAAGACTGGTGGTAATTTCAACCCAACCATTAGAAACGTTTTCAGAATATTAACTGTACATTGTGAGGTTTTGATGCGAACAATACAAAAAGTGGCCAAGAATGCGGAAGATTCTGGAAATACAGATAGACATGAAGCGTTAACGGGTTTAGGTAGGAAAAACCTAAACGTACCGTCTAATAGTACGATATATGCGTTTCCAGAATATGATGAAGGTGGTGAGGAGAAATATTTGGGTAACCGAGTATCTTCTTCGGATGTGGACGAAATAGGATTGGTTGAGGATTTCCTATCAGCTTTCATCAAGTCCAAGCAGACTGACCTAACCGCAGACACGTTACGATTGAATTCAGAAGTGGATTGGTTTGCCCTTACCCCTATGGATACGAAAGCGTCTCAAGTGGGTGGAGTAGCTACAAATCCATATCGTATAGAGATGGTTAAACATCCTGACGAGTTATTACGTAAATTAATGTTCAGGACCTTCATGTATATGGGTAATGGTAATGACAGTATAGATGATGAACTAATACAGTACATGGCCAAATTAGAGGCTAATAACATGTATTTCGGTACTAGAGACTTATCAGTTAGAGACGCCATGGCCACAAATTATGATAGCGGTGATGCGATTAAATCTAACTTCATAAGTGGGTCAAAAAACATCACCAATCGAGACGGATTATCTGAAGCCATCCCATATATGACTGAGACGGGAGGGACTTATACTTACCAGTACATATCGGATGGTAAACGAGCGTATCTTCCAGTGAATGGTGATTGGGATGGTCAAAATTTCTATGATAGGGGACAACTTAAATCGACTACAGACTTGAATAGTTTGGGTGATAACAGGTTATTCATTGGTAACTACATCAATGGTAATTCTGACGATGTTAAAGTAAATGATGGTGCTAAGTACCTAAAGATACTAGACCGTTCAGAATATTTGAACTACAAATTTAATCTACCATTGGACAGTATTGTTGACTTGAAAGAGAGTTATGATGAGAAGTACGAACCAGGAACTAGGGCGAAACAAAATGATATCGAGAACGGACTAAAGGCAGATTCCCCAATAAAAGGAATTAATCCTTTAGATACTAAATTCGGTGTTACTGAATTCTTTGAGGTAGCTGCTGGTGGTGGCGCACCTATTGCCGACTTATCGTCAATTAAGAATGATGACGATAAGTCATTGGTGATGCCAGCGTTCTACGTTAACAACAACTATGGTGATGTTGATGAAAGAACTGGTACCAGAATTAGAGAAACGTCTGAATATTTAGATATAGAAGCTGAGACTAACAGAGAAAGCAAATTAGAAGAACTTAGAGTTGGTGAGACTATGTCATTGATTAATGATGGATTGTTAACTGGTTCTACTGGGTTGGTGGTGGATAAGATTGAGTTCGGGTTCATGGATAAGCGAGGTCGTCAAGGAGAGTTAACCACACAATCATTATTTGGTAGTGCATTATATTACGCTCAAGAAGCGTCACGCGAACCAGAATTAGCCAAAGCATTTTTATTCGTTAATACTTTCCCATTGGAAGGTATGAAATTAGATTTATTCAGTGATACTACATCTGATAGGACCATATTGGGTATCCTAGCAACGAATTCTGCATTTGTATCTACACCTTCATTGTGGACTTACTGGATTGGTAGTCTATTGTGGAGAGATAAATATTTTACCGATAACGGTATAGACCCTATCATTACGAAAGTGTTCCATAGTTTTAATATTCCTAGCTCTGGACATTTATCGCCAGTGCCAACGGTGTCCACATTCCCAACAACTAAAGAAATGTGGTACGCCACAGGTATTGAAAGATTTTCTTCTAACCAAGGGCCAACTATGTTGCTTTGTGGTAATGGAGAAGGTACTGCAACATATCGCTCCATTGAAAGTACGATACTTAATTTACCAGAACAAGTCAAAGATGAGTTTATTAGTAAATTCGAAGCGTTCTCAGAGGTGGATTTCATCACAATTAAAGATGAGTTAGAATATTTTAACACTGAGGTGAATATGGTTAATAATGATGTGGCTGAGATGAATGAATGGTTCAACATGGGTAGCGACCTTATTACTGATGGTTGCACTGGTAGTGATATATTAGGCGATATATGGATTTCTACTAGCGCTAGTACGTCTGGTAATCGTAATTACCGTAGACTCAACCCACAATTATTTTCCTTTGGTGAGGACCTTGGTTGTACTGAATATTCTGACGGTATCACACCAGTGTGGTTTGATTTGGATATAGTTGAGGACGTACCTGTTAACCGAAGAGTAGTAGACTTAATGTTAAAGAGGTCGGTAATTATGAACTATTCTCCATATACCTTTAGGGCTAGCGATGTATCTGGAAGTACGGCACCTATTACTATTAATCAAGAGAAAGCTGATACGTTTTTAGATTTAGTTGCGAAGGAGTATAAGGATATACATGAGAAATATAAGACGGAGGTTCGTGATGAACAATCCATTAAGAATAAGATATTCCAGAGTAGTAGCAATGAGACGATTAAACTTAACATTTATCGTCACCTAGCCGCATTGAATAATAAATGGCTTGGGGATAATAATGACCCAGACAACATATTCTTCACCTGTCAAATATCCGACCCAACAACGGCACAAGCTAATGCTAATGCTAGAATACCTAGATTGATTGATACCTTCTTCTTTTTGAATAAAGCCTATACTGATATCGGTGATGACTTCCTATTGAATCCGAAGGTGTTATCAGATATGATTACAGGTAACTACAATCAATCTTTCTTCGATTATATCAACAGAGTATTGGCTGATAATAATTTCAACTTCATCCCACTACCTACATTTGTTAATTTCAAAACTGTAGAGGGTATGAATGAAATATTCGAACCATATTCGTATAAGGACGTAGCGCAAAATGGGGCCAACTTAAGTTCTGGCCCTAGCTTCGTATGTGTGTATGTTGGTCAAACATCTAAGCATTTAGACTTAGGTAGAGACGCTGATTACCCAGATGATGGAGTAGATTTATCTCCTAGAGGAATCTCTAGAAAAGATACCCAGTTTACGTTACCACCAGATGGTAAGACTGGTGGTTTATCATTACCAGTATTTGCGGTTAACTACGCACAACAGAACCAAAACTACTTCAAGGATATTAAACTTGACCAAAAGGAATTTACAGAAACTGAGGAAGGGTTACAAATCATCGATGAGATTAGTAAGTCTGGGGACAAGAATAAGTCGACCTATGTGGGTCAAAACCTATTCAACGTATATCAAACTAGGTCATATAGTGCCGAAGTAGAAGCACTTGGAATGCCATTGGTTCAACCAATGATGTATTTCCAATTGAATAACATACCAATGTTCCGTGGGGCGTACTTGATTATTAATACTAGTCATAGTATAAAACCTAACCATATGACAACCAAGTTTAAGGGTGTCAGGATTAGGGATGTAAGACCACCTAAAATTGAAAGTGTATTTGAAATCTCTGATTTGCTTGGAGAAATTGATGGTGCCGAATCGTTGGAGTATTCTATTGACGAAACGATATATAGTGATTCAGTTAAGACATCTGGGGACACGTTACCAGATGATAAATTGACCGATAGTACCAGAGATTATTACAATTTAGGGTACCAAGAAGGGTATAGATTTGATAATAAGGACTTCGACTTACCTTCAAACACCAAACGTAATGGTTCGTACCTAACATATACGCAGATATTCCAAGAGGTGTCTGATATCACTAAAGTACCAGTAAATACACTTAAAGCTATGTCGGTTATAGAATCGGCCATTGGACAAGTCAAGGGAAATACCAACCAACAGACTGGTATTGGAAACGAAATTAACTCGTCTGGATTCGTTGGGCTTATGCAATTCGGAAGACCAGCTACGGTACAAGTAAAATCTGAGGTAGAGAAAAGTATATTTGGATTAGGTTTGGAGTTCTACGCGGTGGTGGACGAAACCAATAAGAAGTTAATAATACCACCTATCACCAGTACAGAAGGTAACCAATGGGCTACTGGATGGCAAACCAATACAAAGGATGTGAATTCTATGTTTGATGATTTCATATCAGCCATGGCATCAGCATATTTGGCGATTAATAATATAGACGTTGGAGACCCTTCAAATCTAGATAACAAAACGGTACTAGACGTATACTTATCCCATCAACAAGGTGAGACTGGATATGGTAAGATTAGGAGTAATCCTATAGCGTCATTATGTGACCCAGATGAAAGTGATTTAACTAGTGTCGCTAAAAAAATGCGTGGTAATCCACCGATTAAAGAATTAAATACTAACGGTGGTTTGAATTGTGGTACGTCAGATAATAAAAAGATAGTATTTGAACAATGGGTCGCGGCATGGGAAGGTAAAATTGATACGGTATTAGAACAAATCGACCCATCCCATAGCGTCCCTAATCCAAATGCGAATAATCTTAGACGAGTATTAGCTGAATTAGGTTACACTGAGAAAGGTACTGAATTAGATGGCGGTGGTGATATAACTAAAGAAATGTCTGTTGCGGCTGCTTCAGTATTCAGAACTATATCTTCAGAATTACCTAACTTAAAAGTTAGGGTTACGGCTGGTAATGATAATTACCATCAAAACTTTCAAAATTCAAACAGTAGACATAAATCTGGTAGAGCAGTGGACTTTACTATTACACCAGCTACTAGTTCTAACATTAGTGAGATTAATACCATCTTGCAAGGGTATGCTGTTGGAAATAACGCTAAATTCAGATTCTTAGATGAATATACTAACGCTACTGCTAATGCGACTGGTGGCCACTTCCATATGTCTTGGGGCGCTGGTACCGAAGGTCAGGCTAATCTTGCCAATGCAATTGCATTGGCACAATCTTCCAGTGGATTCCAACCATACACCGTTTAAGGGTGGAAAAACTCGAAAATTAATAGTATCTTTGTAACATGTTACTAGGCTACATCATATCGGAGGAAATTTACGACTTTGGAGAGAGGTTCGTATGTGGTTCTTATGAGGACAGCCTAAAGTATCCAGACCTACCTAAGTTAATCGTTGGTATGGCGCTTGCAGATGAGATTTCTGACGAGGAAACGGACATCCTAGACCGAGTATTGGTTGATGGCACGTTCTGGACCTTCACCAAGAAGGAGCAACGAAAATATCACAACGAGGACGCTGAGGACTTCAAACAACACTGTTATGATAAGCTATTGGGAGGGTTCGAATACGAATTTCTAGACCCTTTGATGGAGAGTTATGAGGAACATAAGGTACGATTCGACAATATTAAGGGTGATAGCGACCTAGTGACCTACCATAACCGAGATATGGTTTATATTGATACTGGTGCAATGGTATATGGTTTAAATCTAATGTTTTACGAATTTCTAGGCTCAAACAGGGCTGATTTGATTGATAAATTAAAAGACATTTCTTCAGTCTTTCTTAGTGGAGAAGACATAATTATAGAGTACAAAGATTATATGGACCGTTTCGATAACGAAGAGCGATATATTCCCTATTTGTATTCTATGGTTAACTATGTCAAATAAACAAGTATTACTAGCTTCATTTGTAGATTTCGGTGATATCGAATGGTTCTACGGATTCCTAAACGGTCGAGTCGGACTGAAACGCGATGAGGTCTTCCTATATGAGGACCTATCAGCGGATGATAAATTCATAATGACGTATAGGTATAATATTAGCCGAAGCGAGAAGGTCAACTTCAATGAAATCTTCCCAAACGCCCTATTAATACACAAAAAGGGAGATGCGTTGTATACTATAAATGGATTGAACAAACTCATCGAATATGAGAACCCCAACCTAACGGGTAAAATTAATCATGCTAGTATAACAGTTGATTGGTCCAAATATCAAAATACCATCATTATGTCTGATAGTGGAAATCTGATAATAAACGACATAGACCGAGTTTTTAGTTGATTTTCAGATATTTATATGTATAACAAGAATAAAAAACTCCTCTAACATGGCTAAAGATAAGCAAATAGACGTAGAAAAGTTGGACGACTTCTTAGGTGAAGCTAACGACAATGCAGACAACCTTGAATGTAAGGATGATGTTTGCATAATTAAGAATGACAAGAGTCTAATCGAAGTGGTTAGAACTAAGAAAGTCATTACTGACGATGGTAGACAATTATTAATGTAATGGCTAAGAAGACACAAGAAGAAATAGATAATCTAATCGCGGAATCAGCAAAGAGAATGATGGTTCTTACTGAGTACTCATTTATTGTGAACGAAGACGATGAAGATTTGGATACTGAAGAACCAGCACCAGAGGACGACCTAGGTGGCGATGACGCTGCTCCTGAAGGTGAAGTAGATTTGAGTGGCGAAGTAGACGATGTTGAAGCTGACTTAGGTATCGCTGATGAACCAGCACCAGAAGGTGAAGAAGGATTCGGTGATGAGGGTGGCTTTGGTGAAGAAATGCCAGCAGAGGAACCTTTACCAGCAGAACCTGTTGAGGACGAAGTGGAATTAGATGTTACCGATTTGGTAAACAGCACTGAAGAAGCTAAACTAACCGCAGATGAGACCAATGCTAGTGTAGCAAACCTAATCAACCAATTCAACGCATTACAAGGACAACTATCTAAGATGGATGGTCTGAGTAAGAATATTGAAGCACTAGGTGGTAAGGTAACTGATTTGGAGCACGACATCGAAAGACGTAACCCAACACCAGAAGAGCAAATCGAGATGAGGTCTTTAGATTCATACCCGTACAACTTGAAATTGAGTGATTATTGGTTGGACAACGAAGATAAGTTGAAGATTCCGAACCAAACTATTGACGGGAAGGAAAAAGAATATGTTTTGACTAAGGATGAGGTTAACACCTACTCACCTAACGAGATTAAGAAGAGTTTCGGTGCAGACTACGATGAAGAGGATATCGAAAGCTAAATGTTCGATGTTATAAAAAAATTAAAAAGCGGGTTTTCCCGCTTTTTTTTGTTAGGGGGTTGACAAAACGAAATTAATTGAGTATCTTTGTACCAGTTAAGTTCGACACTAATAATGGATGAAATTAATTGAAAAAAAGTTGATATTTACTTGACTTTTTGGGTATTAAAACTATATTTATAATAGTTCGAACATAAACAATAAACAATGTACAAAAACATTAATAACGTACAAAAACAACATGGATAAACAATTAGAAGCACTCTTGTCTCAATATGAAGAGACAACAAAGCCAAGGTCAAACAACAAATACGACCTTAAAAATTATTTCACAACACATCTAGCAGACGGTATAAATTCAGGCGAGAAAAGGATTCGAATCATTCCAGCACTTGAAGGTGAAAACACACCATTCGCAATCATGCATGGTCACCGTTTCAAATTAGATACATCTTGGAAAACATTCCCTTGCTTGAAGAATAACGATGAGCATGAAGAATGTCCTTTCTGTGAAGCTAGAACAATCCTTTTGAAGACTGGTAAAGACACTGACAAGGAAAAGGCAAAGCAGTACAGTTCTCGTAAATTCTTCGTAACGAAAGTTATCGATAGAGACAACGAAGCTGATGGTCCTAAATTCTGGAGATTCGCTGAGAATTACAAGAAAGAAGGTACTTATGATAAAATCTACAGCCTTTATAAGGCACTAAAGAGAGATATCGCAAATCCTGATACAGGTATGGACTTGATTGTCAACATCGCAAGAAACGACAAAGGATACCCAACTGTTCAAGGTGTAGTACCTTTGACTGAAGGTGTAATCAGTGAAAACGCTGAACTTAAAACAAGCTGGTTAGCTGATGCAAGGACATGGAGAGATGTTTACAGCGTTAGAACCTATGAGTATCTTGAAATCGTAGTAAGAGGTGGAATGCCGTACTACGACAAGGAGAACAACAAGTGGGTAGACAAGAATACTATGGAAGAGACACCAGTGGCAAACAACACCGCTGGATTAGAGTCTGAACTATCCGTAGGTGGTAATACAAATGCTGATTTGGTTGTACCAACAGTAGAAGCGTCTCCAACAACTGAAGTACCAGAAACAGTAGTGGCTCCTAGTACAACAACAGGTGAGCCGAAGGTTACCGTCAGCGATGACGACCTACCATTCTAATGGTAGTCACCTAATAACTAAAGAAAGAGTGACTTAATTGTCACTCTTTTTTTCTCTAATAAACACAACACAATGGCAACAAGACCCACAAAGAAAACAGCAGCAAAGAAACCAACTAAGAAAAATCCTTATGACCCTACCACTTTTAAGAAAGAGATGGGAATTGACGAAACGTCACAGAAAATGAAGCCAATTACTTGGCTTAAGTTCTCAGATGGATATAATAAAGCGTTGGGGGTTCCAGGAATTCCAATCGGGTTCGGGTCTCAATTTATTGGGTTTAGTGATACTGGTAAGTCTACCGCAATGTATGAGGCAGTAGTAGCCGCACAAAAGATTGGTACATTTCCAATTATTGTAGATACTGAAGGTAACTGGTCTTGGGATTATGCTAAGAGTGTTGGTATCGAGTTTGAAGAATTCGTTAACGATAGTGGGGATGAAGATGTTAGAGGAGATTTCCTTTTCTTCCAAGATTATGATTTGGTTTCCATGTATGAGAAATTCGATTATAAAGCAGGTAAGATGACTTCTAAGCCGTTGAGAACTGTTGCCGTTATTGAGGACGTTGCGAGACTATTCAATGAGTTTGCGGATAAGGTCCTATTAGGACAATTGGAACGAGATGTATTATTCATCTGGGATTCAGTAGGAACGGTAGATTGTTTCGCAAGCGTTCAATCATTGGTCGGTAACAACCAATGGAATGCTGGTGTGATGAAGAGAGCTTTCCAATCGTTCTTCAAGAAGATTACAAGAACAAGGAGAATCGACTTCCCTTATAATATGAGTATTGCTTCGGTAAACAAAGTGTGGTTAGATAATTCTAACATGCACCCAATTGTGAAGCAAGCTGGTGGTGAGGCATGGAGATTCTACAACCGATTCATTGTGCATACTGGCGGTAAGACCACCTCAAGTGCTGCAAGAAAGGAAGTGCAAGCAGATGGCCAAGTTATGAACTTTGGTGTTGAAACTGCAATCGAGGTAATCAAGAACCAAATCAATGGTCTTTCTAATAAGAAAGCTAAGATTTGTTCGACTCCTCATGGTTTCGTACATCCAGACGATTTGACTAAGTATAAGGCTGATAATAAAGCTTATTTCCAAAAGTTATTGGGAGTTGGTTCAGATGCTGAATTATCATTTACTACGATTGAGGCTACCGATAAGGACCCAGATTTCGAAGAGAATGATATGATTCAAATACAAGACGAAGATGTTTAATCCTTTAAAGATAATGCAGTGCGTAAATTGCCACCAAGAAATGGTGTAAAAGTTGAGAAACTAAACACTTTATTGATAGACGGGAACGCTCTCTTTAAGAGAGGTTATCTCGGTAGTCCAGATGCTCTTAACAACAATGGTGACCACGTAGGTGGAATATACCAATTCGTTACAGTACTCAAGAAGTTATTATTGAAAGATGTATTCCATAAGGTCTATGTCTTTTGGGATGGTAATTTCAGCGGTAAACTGAGATGGGAGATATATAGCGATTATAAGATTGCTAGAGGTAAAGACTATGAAAATGGTACTGAGCCAGAGGATATAAATGAAAAGTATCAACAGTTCTTAGTTAAAGGATATCTTCACGACTTATCTATACGACAGTTAACAGACGAGGTTATCGAAGCCGATGATTTCATAGCGTTCTATTGCCTATCCAAACTAGATAATGAAGATATTACAATCTGCACTAGTGATAGGGATATTTGTCAATTGATATCTGACGATATCAAGATATATCTTTGTGATAAGAAAGAGTATGTAACAACGAAGAATTATAATGACTATTTCAAACACTATTATAAGAATGTTGTTTTAATTAAGCAGATTGCTGGTGATGACTCAGATAGTATTGTGGGGATACAAGGTGTTAAAGAACCAACGTTGTTGAAACACTTCCCGATACTGAAAGAGCGTGAATGTACGCTAGATGAGATATTGTTGGAAGCCCAACGACTTCAAGATGAGAGAAAGGCTGAAAAGAAGAAACCTCTTAAGGCTCTGACGAACATTATAGAACGAGTTACGGTAGGCGTACAAGGAACTGCAATATATGAAGTGAATGACAGATTGGTTAATCTCACACAACCAATGTTAACTAAGAGTGGTATTGAGGACTTTCATACAATGTTGGAAGAACCTCTAAGTGAAGACAGAGATATTAAGAACGTCTACAAAATGATGGAAAGAGACGGAGTGGACCAATTATTATCAGAGTATTATATGACGGATTACTTCCTTCCGTTCAAGAAATTGATAGATAGGGAGAATAGAATGACAAATAAACAACGAATAGAATCATGAAGAAAGAATATTACAATAGTAGAGACCGAAGAGACGAGGGTAAATTCGAATTCAAACTAACCATCAATGACCATATCATATGTCAGCGATACTTCCCTATCAATAATTACGATATGGAGGAGACATACGATGTTAAGGGTATGATGGATAGCCTAATGGGTATGCATAATAATGGTATGATGGGAAGTTTAGGTTTGATACCTAACTACCTTAAGGAACGTTCGGTAGATTATCTATGGAAACACTATCGAGCATATGAGAAGCAAACTCCAGAGGATATTAATAGACAAGACATTTTCGAGAACGAAGATATCATAGGCTTCGAATTGAGATGTGATGGCCGACTAGTCGGCCAGAGTGCCTTTAGCGGTAACTTCTTCCCAACTAAGGTTAGATACGATATCAATATAAAAGGTAAAAATGACAGTAGGGGAAACGTTATTGTTAAGGGAATAATCCCAGAAATCTTCTCTGAGGTAAGAGGTTACATGTCAACTCCAATAGAAGAGACTGTATGAGTACGAACCCAACAGACTTTGGATATCTAGATACGGATTTCCAAAGACGACTACTCAACCAAGTACTGGTCGATAGAAAGTATGCGGAGGTCATCATTGAAATATTAGACCCGAACTATTTTAGTACGGAGCATCTAAGAAATGTGATGGTCGTAATCAAGAATGCTTATGAGAAGCATGAGGCTATACCAGACTTTGAAAGTCTTAAGGCTAGAGCATCGGCTAATATTAAGAGTGAGACCACACGTAAGTTCGCTCTTGCTGAAATAGGTAGAGTACAAGAGGCTAATCCTAACGATGCCCCTTGGGTTCAAGAGCAAGCATTGAAGTTCTGTAAACAACAAGAGCTTAGTAAGTCCGTACGAGAGATTCAGAGGATTATTGATGTAGGAGACTTAGATTCGTACGAAGAGTGCGTAGAAATCATCCAGAAGGCTTTACAAGCAGGTTCTAACGGTGATTTAGACATCTCTGTTACTTCTAATGTAGAAGCGGTATTAGCAGACGACTTCCGTCAACCAGTACCAACAGGTATCAAAGGGTTGGATGACCTTATGAATGGTGGACTTGGACGAGCAGAACTTGGTATTATATTGGCACCATTTGGTGTGGGTAAAACTACTATGATTACTAAGATTGCTAACACAGCGATGGAGCAAGACCTAAATGTGTTACAAATCTTTTTCGAAGACCTACCAAAAGTTATACAGCGTAAGCACTATTCTTGTTGGACGGGATATGAACTAAACGACCTTCCTAATCATAAGGAAGAGATTATTGAATTGGTCGCTAAGAAGGACGCTCAGAAGGGAGAAATCCGATTGGCCAAATTCTCTAGTGATGATACAACTATTCCTAAGATTCGTCAGTATATAAAGAAGAAGATTGCACAAGGTTTCCGACCTGATGTTATCCTATTGGATTACATTGACTGCGTACAGCCTAGTAAGACCTATGCTGATGCTAACGTAGCAGAAGGTTCTGTTATGCGACAGTTCGAGACTATGTTATCTGATTTCGATATCGTAGGATGGACCGCAATTCAAGGTAATAGAAGTTCAATCGGTGCTGAGGTAGTTCAGGCAGACCAAATGGCTGGCTCTATTAAGAAAGAAATGATTGGTCACTTCATTGTGAGTGTGGCTAAAACATTACCTCAGAAGGACAATGACACCGCAACACTTGCGATTCTTAAATCTAGATTCGGTAAGGACGGTATTACATTCCCTGACTGCACCTTTAATAATGCTACTATTCAAATTGATATTAGTGAAAGAAATGACGTCCAAACGTTCATGGAACGACACGATGTTGAGGAGGCTAATCAGCAAGTAATGATTAATGCTGTATTAGATGAAGCTAACAAAAGAAGACAAGCTAGAGCAGAAAAAGAGGCTGCAAAGGAGGTGAATGTTGCATCTGAAAATAATACTGAAGAGGAAGTTACTGATACTGAGCAGGGTAAGTCGTAAGTAGATAAATTATTGGTCTTTTATTTGGCTAGCGGTATATTTATATTATGATAAACACTTACAGTGGCTCAAGGTAAATTCATAAATATAAATTATCCGTTTAAGGACAGTGTTGAGGGATTCTTCTTAGATTTAACTAAGACAGACTCTACTGCTATTAAAGCAGACCTAATGCACCTAATTCTTACAAGGAAAGGTCAAAGACTATACATGCCAAATTTCGGCACGGACCTAATGTTATACATATTCGAGCCAAGTGACGCAAAAACTTTCTCTGAGATTAAGCTAGATATAAAGGAAACGGTAAAGAAATATATTCCTAATCTGGTAATCGAAGACGTTATTGTAGAACAAGACCCTACTTCAGAGCATAGAGCTACTATACGGATTGACTACACTATAACGGATGACGTTTTTGAAGAAAAAGACTTCGTGTTAATCAACTTATAATAAGCGTTTAAAGCGCATTTCTTGACAATATGAGCGAAAGCGGATACCATATTGTACGGGATAATATTTTCTTTAAAAACAAAATTAATGAAAGGAACAAAAATACTGTCTGATATTAAATTCTACAATGATTACTCGAAATACGATGAGGTCCTTGATAGAAAGCAGACATGGGAAGAGAAGGTTGAAATGGTTATGGATATGCACCGCCAGAACCCAAAATTTAAGAGTGCATTTGAAAACCCACAATTTGTGGGTTTCTTCGATGAGGCGGTAGAAGCATATAAGGATAAGCTAGTATTAGCGTCACAACGCTCACTACAATTCAGTGGTAAGCCAATCATGAAACATAACGCTAAGATGTACAACTGTACTGTGTCATACTGTGACAGAAGTAGAGTATTCCAAGAGGCTATGTATATGTTGTTATGTGGGTGCGGTGTTGGTATGTCATTCATGAAAGAACACGTAGTTAAAATGCCTACGATTTCTAAAAGAACAAACGGAACTAAGACATATGTAATCGAAGACTCAATCGAAGGATGGGCTGATGCGGTTGGTGTATTGATGTCGTCATATTTTGACAGTGACCATACGTTTCCAGAATATGAAAATAGTGTGGTACACTTTGATTATTCACAGATAAGACCTAAAGGTGCGTTAATTTCTGGAGGCTTCAAAGCTCCTGGACCTGATGGCTTAAAACAGTCGCTTGAGAGGATTGAAACATTGATGGAGGGTGTAGTTACCGATGCACCTGCGAAGTGGCGCCCAATCGTGGCTTATGACGTTCTAATGCATTGTTCTGATGCAGTGTTGAGTGGTGGAGTTAGACGTTCAGCGACTATCGCATTATTCAGTCACGATGACGAAGAAATGATGAACGCTAAGACGGGTGACTGGCTTGGAGAAAATCCACAAAGAGCGAGGTCTAACAATTCAGTTGTTTTGATAAAGGACCAGATTGAAAGATTGGCATTTGATGAGATTTTTAAGGCCACTAAAGAGTTCGGAGAGCCAGGATTTGTGTTCTCAGAATCGCATGAGGTCGTATATAATCCTTGTGTTACTAAGGACACTACAGTATTAACGTCTGATGGTGTTAGAACTGTCGAAGAACTAATAGGGAAAGAATTCAAAGCCGTTGTAGATGGTAAAGAATACGACACGCTATCTGAAGGATTCTGGAAAACTGGAGTCAAGCAAGTATACGAATTATCTACTTTAGAGGGTAATAAACTTAGATTAACTGACAATCATAAATTATTATGTGTTAATAATGACGGTAATGAAGAGTGGGTAGAACTTAAAGATATAGAGATAGGTGGTAAAATTAAGTTAAATCGGCATACCGATTATTCTTGGGGTGGAGACGATGAGAAAGATACTCAAAGAGGATGGTTATTGGGTAGTTTAGTTGGAGATGGAACATTTGATGATACATCGGCAATATTGAGATATTGGGGTGGAGACGATAGCGTTAAAGAACAGGCGGTATCCTATTTGAATGACAATTATAAGAAAGCTAAAACGTTAGTGGGTACCACATATAAAGACATATTAAGTATCTATAGTTCTGGTTTAGCGGAAGAAGCTAGCGAATATGGTATTATTAGGAACGATAAAACCCCTAATGTGGAGTTAGAAAGAGAGTCGTCTAACTTCCTTATAGGATATTTAAGGGGGTTATTTGACGCTGATGGGTCAATGCAAGGAACCCAAATTAAAGGTGGGTCAGTGAGGTTAACGCAGGTTAATTTAGAAATACTGGAACAAGTCCAGCGTATTTTATTAAGATTAGGTATTAATACTACCATATATAAGAATAGGCGGGATGCTGGTTGGTATAGTTTACCAGACGGAAAAGGTGGTATGGCTGATTATTATTGTAAAGCGGTACACGAATTAATAATATCTAAGGTAAATATAATAACCTTTAACGATAGAGTTGGGTTTTCAGTTACCGAAAAGCAAAATAAGTTAAGTAAATTCATATCTAATTATAAGCGTAAACCCAATAAAGATAATTTTACTGTAACAGTCGCCTCAATTATTGAAGATGGTATTGAAGATGTTTATGATGTTACAGTGGATGAAGTACATAGATTTGATGCTAATGGTATAGTCGCCCATAATTGCGTGGAAATAGGTATGGTTCCTAGAACCGAAGATGGTAGAAGTGGGTGGCAAGTATGTAACCTAACTGAAATCAATGGTGGTAAATGTGATGATGCTGAGACCTTCTATAAGGCTTGTGTTGCGTCAGCGTTTATCGGTACACTACAAGCATCTTATACTGACTTTAGATACCTGACACCAGAGAGTAAAGAAATCTGCGATAGAGAGGCTCTAATTGGATGTTCTATCACAGGGTTTATGAATAACCCTAAGATATTATTTGACCCAGAGATTCTTGAAAATGGTGCGAATATGATTAAAGAAATTAACGCAGTTATTTCAAAGATGATTGGTATTAATAAAGCAGCAAGAACTACTTGTGTTAAACCTAGTGGAAACGCTTCTGTATTGTTAGAGACTACATCTGGAATTCATGGTGACCACTCTAAGAACTACTTCCGTATTATGCAAATTAATAAGGAGGAAGAAATTGCTCAATATCTTAACAACAAATATCCAGACCTTATCGAGGACTCTGTGTGGTCATCTACAAATGCCGACTACGCTTTGTTTGTTCCGATTAAAGCTGATAAGAAAACTAGACTTAAAGAGGACCTATTGGGTGTTAAACAATTGGAGTATGTTAAGTTAGTTCAACAACATTGGGTGGAAACAGGTACTAACGAAAACTTATGTTTGATTCCAGAAGTTCGTCACAATGTATCTAATACTATCACAGTGGATAACTGGGAAGAAGTACAAGAATATATTTGGGAAAACAAGAAGTGGTTCTCAGGTATTAGTCTATTATCTCATCATGGTGATAAAGTATTCAACCAAGCTCCGTTTACTGAAGTGTTGCAAGTTGATGAAATCATCGATAAGTATGGTCACGCATCAATGTTTGTTTCGGGATTAATTGTAGACGCACTTCACCTGTTCGATAACAACCTGTGGAAAGCATGTGACTACCTAGTAAACTCCGAACTACCAATTGAAGGTACTAGGCAATCAGTTCTATTGAAGAAAGACTGGATAAGTAAAGCCAAGAAATTCGGTAAGAAGCACTACCAAGATGTACAAGAGCTAACATTCTGTATGAAGGATGTGCATTTGGCCCATAAGTGGATGAAGACCAGTCGGTCAATCGGAAACTTGGACGTTGCACCTATTTTGGAGAAGATAAAGCCAGAATATGTAGAAGTGAACAAATTCTCTGCTGTTGCTTGCAGTGGTGGAAGTTGTGAAATTACGTATTTATAATCATCACTAATTAAATGTTAAAAAGAGACTTCGGTCTCTTTTTTTTTGAATTATTCATAATGTCTACCTGTGGAAACCCACTCATCAACCTTGCTGTGGGTGGTAGTCAACCACCCAATCGCATGTCAGTCACCGCAAGGTGCCTTGCAAGCCCATTCATCGCTTTAGCGTGGATGGGTAGTTGACTCTATTTACTTTATTAACAGTATTCTTATATTAGCATCATGAATGAATATTATGATAATTATACCTTATTAAAAGAATTAAACGTTGGTGATAGGTATATTACTAAATTAGATAGTGAATGTATATACTTAAAGTGGTTAGGAGAAGACCGACACTTAGTATTTAATATTGATGCTGGTACTGTATATGAAGTACCACATGGAAGATTCCCAGTTTTTAAGATAAAATAATTTGGTATGAGAGTTAATTACTACCCTATTAAGTATATAGGGCATATTTTTTGTGTCCACAATCATATATTCTGTAATAACCATTTTCAAACATTATTTCGTTAGCGGTTTTATTTTTGTCAAAACCCATTTCAACTAATTTATGTTTTTGGTATTTAATTCTATTATCTCGATATTTTCCCCTTATGTAGTGGAAATTTGGTTTAGTGTCATATACAAACTCCATATTCAAAGAGTTGTATAGTTCACCCTGACTCCAACGCCTATCGGCATAACTTACTATTTCTGCTGGTTTATGGGTTTTGATGAAGTGGTTTAATAATCTACTAGCACCACCCACAACTGTTGTGTTTAATTTATTACAGAACCTCAGTAGTTCATATTCGGAGGGTTGTAAGATGGGTCTATGACCAAATGTCATCATGGACACAAGTTCTTCGTTATGATATAACCCTAAGTTAATCTTACTACCCACAGTGTCTTGAATGTGGTTACAACTTAAGAAAGCCCTCTTATCTTTATTATTAACTTCCTTAATTTCACATTTTCTGGCATATATCTTAGTATCAAGAATACCCAATATAGATTTTAATCTACTTTCTACTATCCCCCTTTTATGCAACCATTCATCTTCAAATATGTGAATCAATTGAACCCCTTTAGATTCACATAATTCAGTCTTATTCAAATGGTAATTCTTATCGATAAATAATTCAGAATGCCAATATAGACCATTGAACTCAATGGCGAGGTTGTGAGATGGTATATAAATGTCTAACTCCTTACCGTTTAACATACCCCTATCTTTTGTAATAACAGTCAAATCCAATGACTCTATAAACTCTACTAGTTCATTTTCTAACGTTGATTCAGAATTAGAACATGATTTACAACCATAATTGGTTAAGTGGTAGTTAGGTGTTATTAATTGTTCACCATGTTCTGGACATATTACAATCATAGGGGTTAACCAGTTCACATACATTACCTTAGAATAATCGTATTTATCCCCATGCATTTCTTTGGCTCTTCTAATAAAAGATTCGGTATCGAATACTTTATCTAAACATCTAAAACAACCTTGTCGTTTAGATATGTGGTTATTAGGTGATTGGCTGAACTCACCATGTTCTGGACATATAATAGTTACTGGCATACGGGATGCTTTATATACCACTTTAGAATAATCATACTTATCTCCATGCGTTTCTTTACCTTTTAATTTGAAAAGTTTACTATCTAATTTAGTTGTCCCACCACAGTATTTACAACCCTTACCACTTAAATGGTTAGTTGGTGTTTGTTCAAACTCACCATGTATTGGACAAATAATAGTTACATTTAACCTATTGGTCACATAGTTCACTTTAGAATAATTATACTTACCACCATGAATCGTTGTCGCTTCATGGATGAAATTGGTGATACCTTTACGCTGTTTTTTGATTCTAGACTCTTCACCACACTTGGGACATCCCTGTTTATTATTCACATGTTTCAATGGTTTCTGTTCGAATCCCCCATGTTCTGGACATATGATGGTTAATTTAGTGTTATTATTAACATAAACCGATTTAGTATAATCATACTTATCACCATGTATCATTATGGATTCCTCTATGAATTCTTTAGTTGTTTTCTTTTTCATACCTTCTAACGCATACTTATAAATATACACAAATATACAAAAAATTATTGACATTGACAATTAAACGATTACCCTATATTTATATGAAAAGACACAATGGCTAGAAAAATACCCTATTTCGCAAGAAACTTTGCTGACATCAGAACCGAACTTGTTTCTTATGTTAGACAATATTACCCAGATATTTTTAATGATTTCAACGATGCCTCTGTAGGTATGATGTTATTGGAATTGAATGCTGCGGTTGGTGATATGCTATCATTCCAGACCGACAGAATGTTCCAAGAGACTCAAATCAACTACGCTCAAGAACGTTCAAGTATTTTAAGTATGGCTAGAACATTTGGGTTGAAGATTCCAGGACGTAGACCATCAGTCACCATCTGTGACTTCAGCGTTATTGTACCAGTAAACGGAGATTCATTTGACCTATCATACGCACCACTTATTAGACGTGGGGCACAAGTATCAGGTGCTGGTAAAGTATTCGAATCACTCAATGATATCGATTTCTCCTCACCGTTCACAGTGGGAGGAATTCCAAATAGAATTGTCCTTCCTAATATAGATAGTTCTGGAAACATTATTAATTATACGTTGACCAAGCGAGAAATATTTATAAATGGCGTTACGAAGGTGTTTAATCGAGTTATTAATGAAAATGATGTAAAGCCCTTCTTCGAATTAGTTCTACCCGACAATGACGTTATATCGATTAATTCGATTATCGCAATAGAAGGAACTAACTTCACAGTAACACCTACTATTGACCAATTCTTGGACGAGGACTTAAGATGGTATGAAATGGACGCACTGGCTGAAGATAAAATTTTCATTCCAGATGACTCTATTGGTTCTGATAACCCATCAGTACAAATCGGAAGATGGTTAAGAGTTAATAGGAGATTTATTCGTGAATACACTGACGTAGGTTTCATTAAAATTATATTTGGTGGTGGTTCGCAAGATATCGGCTCATTATGTGATTTCGATGTCGATGAGGCGTTAGTTGGTAGAATAGGTGACTTTATTAATAATCTAAGTCTTGGACAAACATTGGAGCCGAGTACAACAATGTTCATTAGTTATAGAGTTGGAGGCGGTGCGGCCACGAATATTGGACCTAATGTTATTACACAAGTAAACAATGTTAATATGTCTGTTAACGGCTCTGACCCATCTATTAATGGTTCGGTACAAGCTTCGTTAACTGTTAATAATCCACTACCTGCATTGGGCGGTAAAGATGAACCATCGGTATCCGAATTAAGGAACTTGGTTAGATATAATTTTGCTGCTCAAAATAGGGCGGTAACACTAAAGGATTATAAGTCTAGAATTGCTCTAATGCCAGGAGAGTTTGGCGTTCCATTTAGAAGTGGAATACTAGAACAACAGAATAAAATCAGTATCTACGTATTGTCTCTAGGGAGTGACGGCACACTAACCAATCAATCTACAAGTGCTCTAAGAAGTAATATCGCCAACTACCTATCTGACTATAGAATGATTAACGACTATGTTGAAGTTAACAATGGTAAAATCATTAATCTAGCATTTGAGTGTGGGTTATATATCGATAAGCAATTTTCTGAGAGTCAGATAATTTCTGAGGTAATCAGTAAAATACAAGAATACTTCGACATTAATGGTTGGGATATGGGTGAAAACATCTATATGAGTCCACTAATTGAAGTAATAAACAATGTTGGTGGGGTATTGAATGTTATGGAACTAAAAGTCTTTAATAAGGTAGGTGATGGATATTCACTTAATGAGAGTCCACAACCATTATTAAATGAAACCACTGGGGAATTGGACTTGTCTGATAATTTTGCATTAATTGATGACCCAGTTAGTATGTTTGAAATTAAAAATCCAAGTGTGGATATTCGCGTCCGAGTTAAGACTAATTAATTCAAATAATAATGTTGTTTTAATGACGGCCACCTATTTATAATAAACGGATAACAATGAATTGTATTAAATGTGATGGTAAGGTAACTAAGTTTGGTAAGATAAATAAGGAGCAGAGGTATCGATGTGGTGATTGTAATATTACGTTTACCGACACCTCTTTGATTAAAATTAAGGAGCGAAAACTTAAATATGAAAAAATTATAGATATGTACACCATAAGTGGTATGTCAACAACTGAAATAGGTAAGGTGTTAGGTACTTCATCTACGGTACCACAAAGAATATTAAAAGGTATGGGTATTACTAGAACTATAAGTGAAGCTAAGAAGGGTAAATTAAGAGGTACTTCATTACCCACAGATAAAATAATAAGGTTGTATTGTGAAGGTACTCCAACAACAAAAATAGCTAAAGATTTGGGTTATTCTAAGACTTCTGTTTTAAAAGTGCTCATGAGTAATAATATACCTAGAGATAATGAGTATGAATATCATCACCCATATGATGACGCCATAAAATGGCTATACATAGAAGGCAGCTCAATGTTAGAGGTATCAAAACTACTTAAAATACCATACACCACCATTAATACTAGATTACATAAGTTTGGTTTGGTTAGAACTGAGGATAAATTTAAGATTGGTATGGATTACGATACTTATTTGGAAAATCTACCAGCTTATGATAAATATCGTAATGATGTTAATAAGGTAACGAATGAGCAACCTATAGAGATATTAGATAATTGTGATAAGCGTGGGTTATGTGGTGTGGATGGTGCGTACCAATTAGACCATAAGTTTTCGATATTAGAAGGCTTTAAACAAGGTGTCGAACCAGAAGTTATTGGTAATATAACTAATTTGGGGTTTATCCCTTGGGAAGATAATCTTAATAAGGGTAGTGACTGTTCTATCACTTTAGAAGAATTAAGGGTTAAGACTAACTAACCTTTAGTTTGTGAAATAATAGTACTATATTTAAAAGAAAAAGTTATGAGTTGTGGAATCTATAAAATTATTAATGATGTTGATGGTAAGATGTATATAGGTAGCTCAATCACGTTAGGTAAAAGATTAAAACATCATGAATATAGGTTGTTATCTAATGCTCACCATAACAACTATTTACAGAATTCTGTAAATAAGTACGGTATCGATAAATTTAGGTTTGAAATTATCGAAGAATGTAATGAAGATAATTTAGTAGATAGAGAGAATTATCATATTAAACTTAATAAAGCTAACGATTCGACATTTGGATTTAACTTAGCTACAGTTAACGAATTTAGACGTAATTGCTATAATAATGAGGTTAAAGTAAAAAATTCTAAACTAGGGTTGAAACTGAACGGTAATTTCACTAAATTTAAAGCCATTAATGTCGATACTGATGATGAAATGATATTTGATAATTTAGTGGATGCTGCAACCTACTTGATACAGGAAGGGTTTATAACCGCTAAAAAGGCTGTGCTTAGCAAAGAATTTCCGAATGTCTTAGAGGTATTAAGATAAACACTGGTAGTAATTGGACTATAAGAAAAATGGTTGCAAACCATAAGTGGATAATAATAGAGTAAAAAAAGATATAATATAATGTCGTGTGGATGTAAATCAAATGTTAAGACTAAAGAGCCAGAGGTTCGAGTGAATAAAGGGTTCGAATGGAAATTTGATGGTAATACGGCAGCAAAATGGGCGACATTTGTCTTATTTTCGGTATTATCTCCATTAATGTTACCATTCATCGTTGTTGCGCTGTATTATGCAATAATCAAGAATAAGAAACTGGATGTTATGCAAACATTTCGTGTTCTTCTTAGAACTGCGATAAATATGCGGAATAAAGAACAAGACGCACTAGAAGAACTAGATTTGGATAGCGCTGAAGTACTTGAAAAGGTAGTAGAATCGGTAGTACAAGAGAATGTCTAAATCAATACGAATACGTACAACACCTAATGGTGGTGATAAATTTGTGAAGATAAATCTTGAACAAGATTTCGACTTTGTAGAAATATTATCGCTTAAGATTTCTCAGAAAGAGCTTTATACTAAGTTCTGCTCTGATTATGGGGCAATAGTGGGCCGAGTCATTGTTAATAATGGTTTTGGTGTTCCTAATGCTAAGGTAAGCGTATTCGTACCAGTATCTGACATAGATTCGTTAGACCCAGAGATTGCTGGGTTATATCCGTTTGAAACAATTGCGGATACGGACGTTGATGGTACTAGATACAACCTACTACCAAATAGTAATGAAACGAATGACGATTGTTTCACACCAGTCGGCACATTCCCAGACAAACGACAGTTTTTAGATAATGACGAGCTATTGGACATTTATTGTGAGTATTATAAATTCACAACGACAACCAATGAAGCTGGTGACTACATGATTTTCGGAGTACCTACTGGTGCTCATATCATATATGTCGAGGCTGATATGTCTGACATCGGAGTGATAACTCAGAAGCCATATGACTACATTCGTAGAGGTTCGTCTGAAGAGAACTTTGATTCGACAACTAAATTCAGAAGAGAGGACAATATGGACTCTATGAATAACATTGTTAATCGGTCTCCCG